TGATACAGAACATGGCCATAAAATCCTAGAAACATTAGCACATGAATTAGTACATGTTAAGCAATATATCAGAGGTGAATTGACAGGAGGTATTCCTGGTGGTCTTTATTGGAAAGGTACTAAATTTGAATTGGAAGATTTTAGAGATTACTTTGATCTCCCTTATGAAGTTGAAGCACGAGGAAAAGAAAGAGGATTGTTGATTGGGTTTCTGGTACAATGGAATGATATGCAACCTATCCTTGATGAATATTTAAATTTAAATTAAATTATTTGCTATAAACACTTGACATTCTGACTGGTTTACTGTATAATAGTACCTGAAGATGAGGGAAGATGAAAGTTTACAAGAAAATTAGTAAGAAGAAATCAAAACAATATAGTGAGTGGTTCAGAAAGGCCCGAAAATATTATGTGTAGAATAAGATGTTTTTATGAGTGTTCAGATGGCAAACTTTCCTGTGCGGAAATGATCATGTCCTATGAAGAAGATATTGCCGGTTTTGTTAAACATTGGAAAACTGGTGGTAGAATGGTGATAACAGAACATTACGAGATAGGGTAAAAATGGAAAATAAAAACGAAACATACTTTGTGGCAAGATTGTTTAAGAAGGGAAAATTCCTTTCTTCAGAAATCTTTGAGTCACTTGAAGAGGCAAGGGTTTGGGGAATGAAAGAATCCAAACGATTAATATCACATTTGGAAATGTTAAGACTAGGTGTAGATGATATTTGTGTTAAAATTGATAAACACTTTTTCGTATATGAAAGTAGTTTAGAAGAACTAATGAAAAATAGTAAAAAGGTAATATGACAGAGAGAGAACGAGTAGAAGGAATGTTGATTGAGAATAGATTGAGTGACCTCAAAAGCCTTATGAGTACATTAACGGCGGCAGAGGAAACTGTGGATACTCTGAGGGATCGTAAGTGGATACTGGTGGAAGAGCTCAAGGAACTGGGCCACAACTTCAAGACCACCTGCGAGGGTATGGATATAGTATTGTCTGCACCACCTTCCATGAGATTCTAAAAAAGTTTGAATAAACACTTGACTTTTTGACCCAGTTTTGATATAATGGTAGTGAAAGATGAGAGAAGATTAACCTTTAACGAAAATGATTATGAGTAATTTGATAGTAGCAGAAACGATTTTGAAACAACTTGGCGGAAACAAATTCCGTATGATGACAGGAGCCAAGAATCTCGCAGGAGATGAAAACTCTTTGTCAATGAGAATTGGAAGGAATAGTTCAAATTCAAACTATCTGAAAATCACAGTGAATTCAATGGATACTTACGATATGAAATTCTGTAAGTTCACTAGGAAGTTTGAAGAGAAGTCAGTTAAAGAATATAATGGTGTGTACAATGATTCGTTAGTAGAAGTATTTGAGAGACACACCGGAATGTACACTTCACTTTTTTAACGATCATGTATCCCTTAAGAATGGGAACGGCTCAGCTCCTACTGCTTGTTCTGTGTATGAGCGGTGAACATGTTGAGCCAACAAATTAAAATGAGAGAATATTATGGAAATAGATTTGAGTTTAAATAGAAGTTTAGAAGAACTAATTAGTTCTTACTTCGAAGCTTACGAAGCCGGAATGGGGTGTGACAGTTTTTTGGGTGTCAACACAAATGCAACTGCAGCTGATGTAAGTAGTTATTATGTTTTAGAAAATTACCTTAGTGATATGGGAGCAATATGAGAAATGAAATTGAAAAAGTCTTAGAGGCTATGAGAGAAGATTATAAGAGATGGTCTAATATGTGTGCACGACACGACTCATACGCAGGCTATTCAGATGTCAAAAAAGAAATGGAACGAAATTATTGTAATGGTCTTGAAGTTACTGAAGGAAGCCGTTACTGGAAAATTACTGGTACGAGTGGTAGTGGAACTTCAAGGTCAGTTAAAGGTTTTATCTGTAAAGATGGAGACAAGAAATTCTGTGAAGGTGATATGTTGAAAGCCGCCGGATGGGCTGCACCAGCAAGAAACTTTGCAAGAGGAAATGTTCTTGACGGACGTGGAGTTAATGAAGTTCGTTGGACCGGAATAGGTTAGTATGTTGTTGAATTTTCACAGTTTAAAATTTAGCATTTTATTTTTTATAGCCTATTCTTATATCAGTTTTTTTGATAAGTGGAATTGGTACATAATGTATGTGCTTCAAACAGGTACATTATTTTCATTAAAATAAAAAACTTTATGAGTTAGTTTTATCCAGCCGAAAAGCGGCCGCGGGTTTTTTAACTTACATTACAACAGAGAAAGAGAATGAAACGAAAAAAAGTCAAACCAATTAGAAAGAAGAAGACACTTACTGCAGCACAAAAAGAAGCTCAAAGAATCCGTCTTGAAAAAATGAGGGCGAAGAAGAAACCGCCAGAATATAAAAATGTTAACAAGTACGTTTTGAGTCTTGATGATGAAGAACCCTACTCTTTAAAAAATGTGAAAGCTTGGATTAAACATAATAAGGAAATGATTTCAATGCTTCAAGCACGAGCACGAAATAGAGATATATCCCCAAAGGACAAACAGCACGCTCTTAGTATGGCAGATAATAAAAAAGCCTATATTCGGTACATTGAACATTATATTAAAACTGGTGATTGGATTGGTATATTTTCTGGAAAAGATGAAACGAATAAAGTAGTTCCTAAATGTGTTGCTATGGCATATTACGATGACGGCACTCCTAAGAGGTCTGTAGGGGTGTTCTATCCAGATATTAAAGCTGTATGGACACAGCAAATGGAATCTGGTGATATAGTAATGGAAACAATCAAACGCCATCGTTCAGTAAAAGCAATACACGCCAAAACTGATAAACAATTCACGGCAAACTTATGATTTGTTCTTATTGTTACACATCACAAATTGTTGGAGAACACGATGTAGGACATTGGTGGAATAATCCGGCCGATTCAGTTTATGTATGCTCAAAAAAATGTTATACTGAACTAGAAAAACTAGTTACGGATGGAACGTGGATGGATCACAAACCGGAAGCCATCTTTGGTACGAAGAAGCAAGAGAAGAGAGTAAGTAAAAAGAAGAGTATCAGCGCAGTAACAGATAAACAATTTACAGGTGATTTGGGTAAGTTTATGAAGTAACTTGACAAATCAATAATACATGATATAATATAAGTAGAATTAAAAATACCACAGGGGTAGTAGAGGTTTCAATTTCTCCTCCTAGTTCAACCAGCTAGGTACAATAGAAGCCGTTCTCTCACTACGTACTCCTGTGGTATTACTATATAATAATGAATACTTTAAATTAATGGAGAATTATGGTTAAAGCAGTGAACATGGATGAAAGCCCCAATACTTTAGGAAATCCCCCAAAAGAAGTTAAATCAACAGAAGTATCAATCTCTAATCCCGATGAAGATGTAGAATTTGTTATTGATACTGGTGGTGATGATTTAAATATAGATGCGGTTTCTAAAAAAGCAATGGGCGGTACAGAACTTATGCAGAAGTGGCTTTTTGAAGAGTTAGAGAAGAGAGAGCCGGGGTTGAAAGATAAATTTCAATGGATCATGACAAGGGTTAGAAGATTAGATCCTGAAAAGCAACGAATTCTTTGGATACATGATTTAGCAAGTGATCCTGAAGTTCAACATTTAAAAGACAAAGAAAACTGGAATAAATTTGAACGAATAGTTTTTGTTAGTCATTGGCAACAATATCAATTTAAAATACATCTTGGATTTCCGTATGACAAAGGTGTAGTAATTCAAAATGCAATTCGCCCTATTCTAGAACACGAAAAACCTAAAGAAGATGGTAAGATAAATGTGTGTTATTTTTCTACGCCTCATCGAGGATTAGAATTACTTTTGAATGCTTGGGAATTTATGAGAAAAGAACTCAAGGATGGATTGAATGCAGAGTTAAACATTTATTCTAGTTTTAAGTTATATGACCGCCCACATTTAGATGAACAATTTCGGCACATATACAAACGTGCTCAAGATATGGATGGAGTTAATTATCATGGTACAGTATCAAATGATGAAATCCGTGAGGCATTAAAGACTCAACATATTATGGCTTATCCAAGTATCTATGAGGAAACAAGTTGTATCACTTTGATGGAAGCTGCTAACGCAGGATGTTTATGTGTAGTACCGAATCTTGGTGCACTACCAGAAACAGGAGCAAACTTTCCCTGGATGTATGGTTACGAAGAAGACCCAGACAAACACGCACAAGTACATGGACATATTCTAGGCCGGTCTATTCAACATTTTTGGGATGATGATGTACAAAATCTATTGAAGATACAACGTAGTTATTTTGATATGTTTTATAATTGGGATTTACGTGCCGGTCAATGGCAACAATTTCTACATGCTATAGAAGATTCGCCTGAAGTGAAAGCACAAAAAGAAGCTATCCGGAAGGATGTAGAGGAAGAAACTGAATACGAGATAATAGAAGATGGCACAACTAGTTGATTTTTCACAAATCTTTATTGGTTCATACATGACAGCATCCAAATTTACTTCTGTAGATATGGATGTAATTAGACCTGCTGTATTAAATGTATTACGCCTATATAGAACTAAGTTTGTAAGTGAATTTGGTGAATTGATTTTATGTTGTGATTCTCGAAAATCTTGGCGTAAGGATCTTTTTCCAAACTATAAAGCATCTAGAAAAAAAACTAGATCTGCTGCCCCAGTCGATTGGGAAAATCTTTATGAATGTTTGAATCAACTAAAAGAAGAGTTGATGGAATGGTTTCCATATCAAGTACTTGAAGTGGAGAAGGCAGAGGCCGATGATATTATTGCGGTTTTGGTGGGACTAGCAAATGAAAGAACGTTGATACTATCAAGTGATAAAGATTTTGTTCAGCTTCATGCATTTAATGTTAGACAATATTCTCCTATGCAAAAGAAGTTTGTCGAGGGAGATGCTAAATGGTCATTACATGAAAAACTTATAAAAGGTGATGTTGGTGATGGTGTTCCAAATATTATGTCTGATGATAATGTATTTATTGATGAAGGTAGGCGCCAAAAACCAATAACCAAAAAGAAGATTGATGCGTGGTTTGAACTAGATCCAGACATGTATTGTGATGCTGAAATGTTAAGAAACTATAATAGAAACAAACAGTTAATTGATCTAAATGAAGTACCTAAGTCAATTCGTATAAATATAAGAGAACAATTTGAAACAACCGCAGTTGGTGATCGTAAGAGACTACTTACATATTTCATTAATCATAGATTAAAGAACTTAACAGAAAATTTATCGGAGTTTTAATTTATGAGTGTACGAAGTATTCCATTAATATTTGAGGATGTAGCCGCTGCAAATTCCTTTGGAGCTAGAAAAAAAGTTCTATTGGAAAACGAATCAAATCCTCTAAAGGACTTATTAAAATATGCCTTTCATCCAGATATAAAATTTGCTTTACCTTCTGGAGCACCACCGTACAAAACGATAGGTTCTCCTGATGAGTACAATCCCACATATCTATATCCCAATATTAGAAAATTTTATCTATACATTGAAGGGGGCCATGATGGACTTACTCAATTACGAAGAGAGCAACTTTTTGTATCTATGTTAGAAGGATTACACCCCAAAGAGGCGAAGGTTGTAATTCAAGTTAAGGATAAAAAATTAAAGTTTAGAGGTTTAACCTATAAATTAGTCAAAGAGACTTTTCCCGATTTAATACCATAAATGATTAATATAAACAAATTTGAAAACCGAATAGTTAAATTTAAGCGTATATCTGAAGGCGTTGAAACACCAAAAGAAGCCGAACTACGGCGGATTGATTATGATAAGTCTTCAGCTCTACCACGTTCCGTAACAGCTAGATTTGTTGAACCATTAAATGCAGTGATGACTTTAGATTATGATAAAAATACTAAAACATTTAGAGGCCCATTAGGTCCTGATATTTTAGAATCTGATTTTGATATCACAGCTTTTATTAAAAGTTCACA